GCTACACGCACGAGGAGCAGCAGAACCTTTATCCGGTCAGTCCACCTGATCTCGGCTTGGAGTTCGTCAACGCGATCCAAGAAAAACAAATCTACTGGGGCAACGCAAAGCTCGCGGCACCGATTCGAGACGGCGGCGACGAGAGCGAGTCAACATCCTACATGTGATGCCAGCACGCCGCGACAACTGGCCGGACCTACTCGCGCAATTTATCGAAGCGCGGCGCGAACAGCATTTCGCGTGGGCTGTAAACGACTGCTGCATCTTCGCGGCGGATTGGGTCGAGACATGCACGGGCGTCGATTACGCGCAGCCGTGGCGCGGTCGCTACTCGTCGGGCCTTGGCGCGGTGCGATTTCTCGACGAGGCCGGCGGCGTTGAGGCTCTGGTAGACGCGCTCGGGCTGCAACGCGTGGCACCGCGGCAGGCCGGACGCGGCGACATCGTCGCGCAGGAAGCCGGGCGCGGAACCACGCTCGGGATTTGCCTCGGCGTCACGACGGCTTTTGTCGCGAAGACCGGTCTCGTCTTCGGGCCAGTCACAAACGTCGAGACCGCTTGGAGAATTTAACATGCCACAAGCCATCGCTGCTGCAATTTTGTCTAATGTTACTTTTGCCACCGTTGCGGCGGCAAACAAGGCGCTAGCAATTCTGACGGCGGTCATTAAATTTACCGCTACAGTGGCCGCATCAATGGCCGCGTCCAAGTTGCTTGCGCCAAAGATGCCGAGCTTTTCAGACTCGTCACTCTCTGACCGCTCACAGGCGACTCGCAACCCGATCTCGGCGCGAACCATCGTCTACGGCAAAAGCCGAGTCAGCGGAACCATCGTTTACCTCAGCACGACCGGAACCAAGAACGAATTCCTGCACATCGTCCTCACGCTCGCCGGCCACGAGGTCGAAGCCATCGACGAGGTTTATTTCAACGACGAGCTGGTGCCGCTTACTGGAACGAACAACACTCCCGACGCCGGATCTTTCTACAACGGCGTGGCACGCATAAACAAAAAGCGCGGCGTGCCCGGCGACACAGCCGACGCCGATTTGATCGCCGACACCGTGAGCCTGACCGACGGCCGATGGACAGCAGACCACAAGCTCTCCGGGATCGCCTACCTTTACGTTCGGCTGACGTGGGACGCCGAGAAATTCCCGAGCGGGATCCCGAACATCAGCGCGGTGATTCGCGGCAAACAGGTTTACGACCCACGCCCGCCGAACGGGGCCACCGCATACTCGGCCAACGCCGCACTTTGCTTGCGCGACTACCTGACCGACGCGACGCTCGGCATGGGCATGAGTTCGGCCGAGGTGGACGATACGGCGTTTGGTGTCGCCGCGACCATCTGCGAAGAGCAGGTGCAGATCCTGCCGACCTCGCCGGTCGTGAACGAGAACCGCTACGAGGCGAACGGCGTCATCGTGACGAGCGCGAGCCCAGACGAGAACATCGGCAAGCTGCTCTCGGCAATGGGCGGGCTGATCGCCTACACAGGCGGCCGCATCGTGCCTTACGCATCGGCTTACCGCATCCCAACTGTCACCCTCGACGAGAAACATTTCGTCGGCTCGATCAACGTGCAGACGAAGACGAGCGCGCGCGACCGGGTGAACAGCGTTAAAGGCGTTTACGTCAGCGAAACGAACAACTGGCAAGTCACCGACTTCCCGACGATCAGCTCGGCGACCTACGTCACGCAGGACAACAACACCGTCTTTTTCCGCGACGTCGTTCTGCCGTTCACCACGTCGCCCAGTTGCGCGCAACGGCTCGCCGTGCTGGAGCTGCGCCGGGCTCGGGAGGAAATCACGTTCACCGCGCGCTTCCGGCTCGAGGCGATGCAGGTCCGCGCTGGTGACACGGTCATGATTTCGAACGAAAAACTTGGCTGGTCGTCGAAGGTCTTCGAGGTGATGGAATGGAATTTCTCGACCGACGGGATGCCGCCTCAAATCTTCATCGACATGACGCTGCGCGAGACCGCGTCGTCGGTTTACTCGTGGGCGGTCGGTGACGAAATCTTCGTGGACGACGCGCCGAACACGACCTTGCCGAACCCTTTTACGCTCGCGGCGCCGACGAACCTTTCGCTGACCGCAGACGGCACCACTCAACTCGTGCAGGCCGACGGAACGATCTTGCCACGCATCCGCGTGGGCTGGACGCCACCGGCCGTCGAATTCATTCAGTCGGGCGGCGCAGTCGTCATCGAATACAAGCCGGCCGCGTCCACGACTTATCTGACGTGGAACACCGTCGAGGGAGCACAGACCGAGGACTTTATCAGTTCGGACATCACCATCGGCACGAATTACAACGTGCGGATTTACGGCGAGAGCTACTTTGGGATTTCCACGAGCTACCTCGCCGGCTCAATTACGGTCGCGAAAGACACGACGGCACCCGCTATTCCGACCGGACTCAGCGCAGCCATCGGCACCGGCAAGGCCGTCTCTCTCGACTGGAATGACAACGTTGAGCCGGACTTTTCGGAGTATGGCATTTATCGGAACGTCTCGGCGATTACGCCGGCGAACGCGAACACGGACAAGATCGCCGAGGTCCGCGCGTCGCGGTTCGTGGATACGGACGTCAACATCGGCACAACGTATTACTACTGGCTCAACGCTTACGACACGGTCGAGAACGTGAGCGGCTTCACGAGCTACGTGCAGGCTACGCCGTCGGTCATCACCGCTGGACCAATCGACCCAAGTGCGCCGGATCAGCCAAACGCTCCGACGTTTATTAGCACGACTGTTTACGAATCGAGCGACGGCGGACAATTTGCGCAGGTCTCTTTAACGGCTCCACCTTTGCCGAACAAAGCGGTGGCGCTCGACATTCTTTACCGTCGCACAGGCGCGAGTGATTTCATTATCGGCAACCAAATTGCTCAATCGGTTTCCTATGCGGTTTCAATCGACGATTTGACGGTGGGCGTCGCTTACGAATTCGCAGCTCGCGGCATTTCTTTTTCCGGAGCTTTGTCACCTGTGTCGTCACTGCTGAGTCGCACCGCTGGCAGCAAAACGACTCCGCCAGCGGCTCCTACCTCGCTGACTGCAATTGCCGGAACGGGGCAAATCATTTCGCTCGATTGGGCGGACAACATTGAAAACGATCTCTTCGAATACGGAGTTTACCGCAACACCGTGGACAATGCTGCATCAGCCGTTGAGATTGCGCAGGTCATGGCAAGCCGGTTTGTCGATGTTGGTCTGACGGTCGGAGTCACTGCCGGCCTCGAATACTTTTACTGGGTCACCGCTTACGACCGAACTGAAAACCAGAGCGTAAAAAGCGCGACCGCGAGCGCGACCGCTCAACGCGTGGTCGCTGGCGAGACTGACGCCAATCCTCCGGTCGATCCGACTGCGCCGACGGTCGCATCAACGACGACCTACCTTTCGAGCGACGGCACGGTGTTCGCGCAGATCGTCGTCAGCGTGCCCGCGTTCACCGCGCGCACGGCGGTCATGAACGTGCTTTATCGCAAGAGCGGGCAGACTGGTTTCATCGTCGCCGATCAACGCAGCACAGGCGGCGGCACTTCATCGATTGACGACCTGACGCCGGCCGTGAGCTACGAGATCGCCGTGCAGGCGTTCAGCGCGTTCGGGATTGGGAGCGCAGTGGTGACCGGGCCGACTCAGCTTGCACCGAGCAGAACCACAAAGCCGACTGCGCCGACTGGTGCGACTTTATCAAAAAACGGTATAACCCCATATTTCGATTACATCGCTACAAATAATTACATTTTTGGTTCCCTTGTTGCGTGGGATAAATGTCCGGACAGCGACTTTGCTTTTTTCGAATTAAAAGCGACCTCCAACAATACTGACGCCGACACAAACTATTCGTGGTTCTCGCTTGGAGGCGGCGGGATACAAAGAACATTTGTTCCGTCGCTAGTCATTTACAACGCGTATTCCTTGCCTGGATTTGTTAGAATTCGCTCCGTAAATTTTTCTGGCGTCGCATCGGATTGGGTTTTCGTCGGAAGCGCGCCGGATAATTGCAATACCGGTCTCGATTTCGGCACCACAGCCGGCACGGTCGCAGCCGGGAATGACACCCGCATCACCGGAGCAGCGCAGAAAGCGTCTAACCTCTCGGACGTGGCGAACCCGTCCACCGCTCGCGCAAATCTCGGAGTCAATCGTTTCTCGCACGTTCAAAATCTTACCGGCGGTTCGCCGACGGAGACGTTCACGTTTACCCACAGCCTCGGCACGACACAGGACTACGTTCTCGCCGCGTGCGTGGACCCGGCGAACGAGCTGCTGATCGCCCACGACTACGTTGCGGCCGGCAACAATTCCAACGACACCGTTTTCAAGGTGGCCACCGGGGACGGCTCGAACATCAGCGCAGGCGGGAGACGTTTCACGATTCATTTCGTGCAGTAATTCCGCGCTAAGTCTGTTTTTTCTTTAGACGTAAGTCGTTGACTATCAACGCGCTCCGTTCGCGTGTGATACTTCGCGCATATTTTTCTTCACATCGGGCGGGCAATGTGATGTAGTTTTTTCATCGGAGCAATTAAGCCCGAGATAAAAAACCAAAAAATGGAAGCGCGAGGAAACCAATCCATGACCAACGAACAACTCGACGAGATCCTGATCGAGCTGCGCGCTATCCGCGCCGCTCTCGAAGCCAAGCCACGGGCTGCAACGCCAGCGCCGGCCACGACAATTACCGCGACGCCGGACAGCCTGCCGCTCCCGGCCGTTGAGATCGTGGACGCGGGCGATGTGCAGATCCATTTCGGCAAGAACGCCGGCACTCCGCTCAGCTCGCTTACCGACAAGCAACTGCTCTGGTATGGCGCGGACCGGCCGGAGCGGCTCAAAAAAGACGGAACGCCGTTCGCGCCGCGACAGGCCGACATTCAGCTGCGCAACGCGTGCCGGACACTCTGGCACCAACGCAAGAGCGGCGTTCCGTTCACGCTGGTCTCGCAGCCTGCGGCGGCGGACGACGGCGAGAACATGCCGTACTAAAACTTCTCGGCGGTTCCGAGCATAAACCCAACCCTCCGACGGCGCTCGTGCCGGTGCGAAAATACGCGAGCAACACTTTCCCAAAAAGGAAACCCGCCGGCCAACGACGACCGGCGGGACACGAAACAACACACACACACGATACAACATGGACACGAACGTTAAAACAGAAATCGCGGTCGCTGAGACCGCCACGAAAGCGCCGATTAAATTCGGCTCAAACGGAGTGCAGCTACAATCAATCGACGAGGCGTTTAGATTCGCTCGGGCGGTCGTCGCGAGCGGCTGGGCGCCGAAGGGCCTGGAGAAGCCGGAGTCAGTCATGATAGCGATTCAGTTCGGTCTTGAGATCGGGCTGACGCCGATGGCGGCGCTCCAAAACATGGCAGTCATCAACGGTCGCCCGGCCATATACGGCGACGCGGCGCTCGCGCTGATTCGCTCCAGCGGGCTGCTGGTGAGCTACAAGGAGACCGAGGTCGGCGAGCCGGGCAAGGACACGCACGGCTTCACCGTCACGGTGCAGCGCAAAGGATTCGATGCAGCCTCGGAGACGTTCACGATGGGCGACGCAAATGCCGCAAAGCTCACGGGCAAGGCCGGGCCGTGGACCGAGTACCCGAAGCGGATGTGCAAGTTCAGAGCGCGCGGTTTTTTGCTTCGCGATCAGTTCGGAGACATCCTCAAGGGCTTGAGGACCGCCGAGGAAGCGCGGGACATCCCAGCAGAGATTAACGTCACGCCGCTGGCCGAGAAGCTCGCGGGCGGACTGAGCGAAGCAATTGGAGGCGCAAGCACATGAGCACCCAAATTGAACTCAGTAACGAAACACAGCTCGCAGCAATCGCAAAGGATAACGCGCTCACAGCTCCGGCGTCTGAGCAACTCCTGAACGCGTTTGCGCCGATGGGAAAGCAAGCTCGGTCTCTTGTTGAACAGTCACGCGGCGTCACCGACCCAAAACTTTCCCGCGCATTTCGTCTAAAGCTGCGAGAAACACGAATTGAGATCGAAGGCACGCGCAAGCGGTTGAAAGAGGATTCGATGCGAACGGGAAAAGCAATCGACGGAATGGCGAATATCCTTAAGTATATTATCGAGCCGGTAGAGGAGCAGCTTGAGGCGCACGAAAAGGCCGCAGAACGTGCCGAGGCTGCACGCATCGAATCCATCCGAATAGACCGACACAAACAACTCGCCGCAGTCGGGGTTGACGGCACATTCTACAATCTTGGCGCATTGCCTGAAAATGCGTTTGCTCAACTGATGGAAGCGAGCAGGGCCGTACACACCGCAAAGATTGAAGCCGCTCGCAAAGCCGATGAGGATCGAGCAGCAAAAGAAGCTGCCGAAGCTGCCGAGCGCGAGCGCATCCGGCTCGAAAACGAACGGCTTAAAAAGGAAGCAGCCGAGCGGGAAGCCGCGATGCAAGCCGAACGCAAAGCGCGAGCAAAAGCCGAGCAAGCCGCCGCTGCCGCAAAAAAGGCACAAGAGGACAGGGATAGAGCTGAAGCCGATGCACGCCGCAAAGCTGCAATGGCTCCCGACCGGGAAAAGATTCGTGCGCTTGGAGAGGCTATGAGGGCGATGGCAATGCCTGATGTCGCTTCAAAAGAAGCTGAGGAGGCAGTCAAAAAAATCAAAGAGCGAATTTGGTCTCTTGCAAACGACATTGACAAGATGTCCAACGCAATCGGCCTCCCGGAGGCCATCAATCAATGAGCAAACCTCGCGTCAGGACTCTAGGAATTGCCACGCGTCGCAAGGACGTGCATATCGAGATTGCCAAGCCGAAGCGCAATCACGTCGTGGACGAGACGACTTACAGCCGCAACAAACTCGGCATCGCGGTTGACGGCCACGGGCGATTCATCGGCCGGCGCGACATCGAAAAAGGAAGTGCGCATTTCTGGAACTCACCGAGAAAACTAACATGAATAACGACAACGAAATCAAATCACAGGCCATAATCAACGCAGCCACGGAGCAATTCCGCGCGCTGCTCGAAACCAACTTTCGGAGCATCGCCAAAGCGGCGCAGGACGGATTTATTGAGGACGAGGACGCGACCGAGCCGAAGGCGAAGGCAGCGTTCACCGTCGCGTGGGACAGCCTCGCGCAAGCGCCGAAGGTCGGCGTCAAGATCGCGTGGTCGGTCCGGTTCAAAGACGAGTCCGAAACCGAGATCGATCCGCTGCAATCGAAGCTCGGGCTGGAGGTGCAGCCATGAGCGAGTCCATCGAACAATACCACGCCAACCCGGCTATCTCGCACTCGAAGCTCGAGTGCTACCGCAGGCGGCCGGCGCTCTACTACAAAAAGTATGTCGCGAAGACGTTACCGCAGCCGGAGGAGTCGGGCGCGTTTCGCCTCGGCTCGGCAGTTCATTGCGCCGTGCTCGAAGAAAAGGAATTCGCGGCGCGCTACGTTCTCAAACCGGACTGCGACCGGCGCACGAAAGAGGGCAAAATCCAGTTCGCCGAG